CTGGCGCTCGGCAAAGAGCCGCCACGCAAACAGGAACCGCCGAAGATGAAATCGTGGAAAGACCAGATCAAAGTCGGTAGCAACGGCGCGAGCCACATGGCGGCCTGACATGACGATCGTCTACCAGGAGTTGTTTTCGGGGGCCAGCGCCGTCAACGCCGGCCTCGCGGTGTTCAGCCCGGCCGTCGCGCCGGTTACCGGCCCCACGGCGTTGGGCAGCTGTGCAGGCTTGTCGCTCAGCGGCACAGGGTTCGTTTACAACAACGACGCCACCAACACCGTTTGCACCTTCCAGGTCACTGTCCCGCCGATGGCGTTTGGGTCGATCTCGATAACTGGCGTCTCTCAGCGTGACGCGGGGGGCGCGATTGCCAGCTCGACCGGCACAGTGTGTAACGGCGGCTTCGTAGCTGAGATGCAGGTCACCGCATCAAACACTGGGCAGTTCTTCCACGGTGGCTACGTAAACGTCAAGTCCAAGGACAACCCCACTTACACCAGCCGACCCATCGGCCGCAACATCTGGGCCGAAGTCGACTTCCCGGCCTACTCCGAAGTCTTGTACCCGGTCACGGGTGATCCGTTCGACTTGCGCTTTGAGTTTTCCGCCACGCAGTACGAAGTCTTCATTAACGGCGTCAGCGTCGGCGTCCGTTCGCAGTCGCTGGGCGGCTCCCTCTTCGACACCTTTGCGATCGTGCTGGCCGCCAAGTGCGGCATCTCGTCGGTTCAGATCGACGAAGGACTTGTGACGCCGCCCGCCGCCGCCTTCTGGACTGGCTTCCTTGACGCCTACGAGACGGTTTGATCTTGAAAGCACGCCATGACCGCAAAACTCGCCGCTGAACTCGTGGCCCGCTGCTTCGACGCACGGACCACGACGCACTTCGCCCACCTCGCGACGCGCAGCTACGCGCAGCACGTCGCGCTCGGTGAGTTCTACGACGAGATCGCGGCCAAGGCCGACGCTTTCATCGAGTGCTACCAGGGCGTGAACGGCCACATCGCTTCCTACCCATCCATCAAACCCGAGGCGGGGTGCAGCCCCCTCGAATGCCTCCCGGAGCTGCACAAGTGGGTCGTTGCCCACCGCGCCGAGTGCGCGGGTGATGACACAGAGCTGGCGAACCTGATCGACGAGATTCTCTCGACGATCGACCGCACGTTCTACAAGCTCAAGTTCCTGAAGTGAGGCCGCACCATGCCCGTTAACACCGCCGTCGCCACAAAGGTCTGGAATCGCTACAGCTGGGCGCGCGACAACGGCCACAGCCGTTACGTGCTCAAGGCCGACCTCTGCGAGCGCCACTTCGCGGGCGACCAGTGGGACATCGTCGACAAGGCCAAGCTCGCGCTGATCCGCCGCCCGGCGCTGACGATCAACAAGATCCTCGGCACCGTGGGCAACGTGCTCGGCGAGCAGATCGCCAACCGCAGCGAGATCGCGTTCCGGCCACGCAACGGCTCGAAGGCCGGCACCGCCGACGTGCTCAACAAGGTGTTCAAGCAGATCGCCGACGCGAACCAGCTCGACTGGAAGCGCAGCGACATGTTCGCCGACGGCATCATCGGCTCGCGCGGCTACCTCGACATCCGACTCGACTACAACGACCAGATGCAGGGCGAGGTGCGCTACGAGCTGCTGAACCCGAAGAACGTCATCCCTGACCCCGACGGCGACCAGTACGACCCCGACACGTGGTCCGAGGTCTTCGTGACGAAGTGGGTCACCGCCGACGACATCGCGATCCTCTACAACAAGGAAGACGCCGACTACCTGCGCAACCGCGGGTCCAGCGCCTTCATGTACGGCTACGACTCCATCGAGGCGAACCGCGACCGCTTCGGCACCCGCATGAACAACGGCTGGGGCGCGAACGGCTGGGATCAGAGCAACGTCCAGCGCAGCATCCGGCTGATCGAGCGCCAGTACCGCGAACTCGACGTGCAGAAGCACTTCGTCGAGACCGAGACCGGCGACATGCGCCCGATCCCGAAGGACTTCGACCGCAACCGCATCGCGTTCTTCGTCGACAAGTTCGGCTTCAAGGTCGTCAAGAAGCTCGTCCGCCGCATCAAGTGGACCGTGATCGCCGACGACGTGGTGCTGCACGACGAGTGGAGCCCGTACAAGCACTTCACGCCGGTGCCGTACTTCCCGCACTTCCGCCGCGGTACGACCATCGGCCTGGTTGAGAACCTCACCGGCCCGCAGGAGCTGCTGAACAAGGTCACCAGCCAAGAGCTGCACGTGCTCAACACGACCGCGAACTCCGGCTGGAAGGTCAAGGCCGGCGTGCTCACGAACATGACGATCGAAGAGCTGGAACAGCGCGGCTCCGAGACCGGCATCGTGCTCGAAGTGTCTGAACTCGAAGGCATCGAGAAGCTCACGCCGAACGCGACGCCGCAAGGCCTCGACCGCATGAGCTTCAAGGCCGAAGAGTCGATCAAGAGCATCTCCGGCGTCTCCGACTCCATGCAGGGCTTCGACCGCGAAGACGTGGCGGCCAAAGCGATCCAGGAAAAGAAGAAGTCAGGTTCGACGAACCTCGTCAAGCCGCTCGACAACCTCGTGCGCACCGACTTCTTCATCGCCCGCAACACGCTCGACCTGGTGCAAGAGCACTACACCGAAGCGCGCATCCTGACGGTGCTGAAGGACTCCATGACCGGCGAGACGGAAGACGTGGCCATCAACCAGGTCGATCCCGACACCGGCGAAGTCATCAACGACCTCATGCTCGGCGAGTTCGGTGTCGTCATCACGTCGGTGCCGCACAAAGAGACGCTCGAAGACAGTCAGTTCGACCAGGCGGTCGCGCTGCGCGAACTCGGCGTCAAGATCCCTGACAGCGTGCTCATCAAGAACAGCCGCCTGCTCGACAAGGCCGAAATTCTCGAGCAGATGACCGCCGAAGCAAGCAGCGAAGCCGCTCAGGCGCAAGCCGCCAGCCAGCAGGCGTTGCTCGACGCCGAAGTCGTCAAGGTGCAGGGCGAGGGCATGGTCAAGCACGCCGACGCCGGGCTCAAGCAGGCCAAGACGCAAGAAACCCTCGCCAAGACGCAGACCGAGCTGCAGGGCGAGCCGGCTGACGACGGCGCCGACAGCGCCGTCAAGGTCGCTGAGGCCCAGCACGGCATGGACCTGAAAGAACGTGAGTTCGACCACAAGAAGCAGCTCGACGTTGCTGGCTTGCGCCTGAAGGCGCAGGACCAAGAGGTCAAGCAGCAGCAGGCCGCGAAGGCCGCCGCCGACAAGGCGGTCACGGATCGCGCGATGGCCGCCAAGACAGCCGCCGCCGGCAAAGTTTCCTTCGCTCAACCCTAAAGGACAAACATCATGGCAGGCGAGTGCAGCACAGCAGATTTCATCCGAGAAGCCGGCACGGGTCGAGTGATCGGGCTGTCGAACGGAGCCGAAAAGGTCTACTTTGACGGGTTCTCTCCAGGCGGGGGTGGCGCCGGCGTTGCGGTTGCGTTCAGCGCCGCCATACCTCTGGACGGCAACAAGTACATGACGCCCACGCCGCAGGACATCGTTTCTGCGACGGCGTTCTCTGTCTCTGGCACGCCTGTAATCGGGGGCCAATGCACCGTCAAGCTCGCAGCGAACGGCGTCATCACCCCGACGTTTACCGGCATGACGGAGTGGGGCGGCAGCGCAGGCTGGAACGCAACAGCCGGGGCGATCAACACAATCGTCTTCTGGTTCGATGGCTGGACGACGTACTACGCCATCACGCAAAACTCCAACGCCCCCATCACGGTGCCGGTGCCTTCTGCCGCAGTGAAGTCGGGCACGGTTGCACCGAGCCAGCTCGACATCACCCTGACCGCCGCCATCAACACTGGCGCCGTACCTGAGGCTTCCAAGTTCGCCCTTGTGACGGCCAACGGCGGCGCACAGGTGGATACCGTCACTGGTGTCTCGTTGCCCAACAGCACCACCGTTCGCCTTGTGACCAATCGGGCCGCGACGCCTGGGGACGTAACCTCTGTCAGCTACGACCCGACTCGGGGCTTGCTCGCGCAGCGAATGGTGGACGTGGCCGGCAATCTCCTGTTCGCCTGGAGCAACATGAGTGTTGCGGTGCAGTCGTTCATCGGCATTCTGGACGGCTTCGGTCAAACCTCATCCTTCGCGCTTTCCGTCAATCGCCGGCTTCGCACCGGGTACGTCGGCCCGATCATTCGTGTCAGCACGTCAGCGACGGGCGGCACGACAACGGACATTTCCGCAGGCCCGGACGGCACTATCACGGGCCTGCCGGGCGGCTCGGTCTATCTCGACCGCCTGTACGACCAATCCGGCTTCGCCCGCGACTTCACCTTCATTGGCGGCACATCAAGGCCTCTGCTGACGGCCATCACAGTCGGGGCATTCACTCGCTACTCGGTGATGCCCAGCAATTCCTTGTTCACGGCATCAATGCCACCGGAGGGCGGGCTTATCTCTGCCGCAAGTGGGTCAAGCTTCGCGGGTGTCTTCTGCGTCGTTGATGGAGCGGGCGGATCGGGTCAGGGTCGAAGCCTGCTCAACACGGCAGCCGGCACCATGCGAATCCTCGGCATCGCAGGAAACTTCACGCTTAACGCGGCCTTCACGAACGTCGAGCCGAACTACGCGTCGGCCGCATTCTCAAGCCTGACGGTTCTTCGTCAGGTAGACCGTATCCGTAACGGCGCGAACCAGAATGCTCGTGTCGACGGTGCCGCACTCGCGGCAATCACAACTGGCGTCGGCAACCAGTACGCTGGAGTGACCACCCCGGCTACTGTCTCCCTGTTCCAAGACAACGGCGGCAGCGCGAACGCACAGTGGGATGGCCGCTTCGCGGAAATGATCTGGTTCGCCGATGCACTCACGAACGGCAACAGAGACACGCTGGCAGCAAACCAGCGCGCTCACTGGGGCACGGCTTGAACCCCGCTCTCATCGGGGCTGCGCCGTTCTCCGCGCGCAACCCGACGCGCAAGGTCAAACAGGCCGCCAGTGTCGCGGCGCAAAGCTGGCCGGCGTTGGCATCCCCGCCCGTCGTGGTTCGGGGAGCGCAGGGTGCCGCTGCGGGCACGCTGGTTGGTGGGGTTTTGCTTCGCGGAGCCGCCAACCCCGGCAACGTTGCGGGCATGGTGATCTACGGCTTCGCTGGCTCGACAGGAATCAGCGCAACGCCGTTCAGCTCGGTCGCATGGGGGCTCGATGCGGCGCTGTGGGGAATCGTCGCTGGCGTCACCGGAACCATCGGTGGCGCATCGCTCAAGTATTCCGGCCGTTCTGGAGGGGCGGGTGGGGCAACGATCAGCTTCCGCACGGACTCGACAGTCATCGGTATCTGCGGCGGGTACGGCGCGGCCGGCGTGACCGTTCACATGCTGGTGGACGAGGGCAGCGGGCTTCGTGAGGCAACGCCGCTTCCGCCTGCGCCAGCAACAGATCCGCTCGGAGGCGTGCTGTATTTCGTGTTCCCGACATCCGTGTCACGGCACTTCGTCGTGCGCCTGAGCGCAGCCTTCTGTGGGCTTGCGCTGCCATCGACTGCGGTATGCGTCCCGGTTGACCTGAAGAAGACGCAGTTCATCGGCGCACAGTTCGGAGACTCGATCTCCGGCTACCTGTCCAACCGGAACCCGAACACGAGTGTTGCCGCGTTGGCGCTGCGTTTGGTCGGTTGCTACGCGATGGTCGCGCAGGGTGACGGCGGAACAGGCTACGGACAGCCGAACGTGGCATCGAGCTTGACCAGCATGTCAGGCAACGCGGGCACCTACACAACCGGCGCCGCCGAGAACGTCAGCACCACGCGAACGGATGATCTGCTCGCATCGGCCCCTGACCTGATTGTCGGCATGCAGGGCATCAACGAGGCTGTCCCGTCGGGCGGCGCCGGGTGGCCGACGGTCAGCGCAATGCAAGCGGTCTGGTCGCGCTTGCGGGCCGGTGCCCCAGGCGCTGTGCTGGCAGTCTGTCAGCCGTTCGTTGGCGACGATGGAACGCTGACAGACGGAGGCACCGGCAGCAAGTACCCAGCCCTCCGGGCCGCCCTGTCCGGTGTCATGTACGGCATCTCCGGCCCGTGGATCGAGGTCAACACCTACGACTCGACATGGCGCGGCAAGCGCGGCGACGGAAGCACGTTCAGCGGATCGACCGGCACAGGCCAGTGGATCACCGGGCAAAGCACCGCAGGCGGAAGCGCGGGGGCCGCCGATGGCTCGCTTGGCCCGGTCGGGACGAATGCTCGGCGCTACCACTACAGCGGCGCGCACCCAAGCGGGTACGTTGTTGCCACCGTCGCCATCAACACCACCATGACGGGCACGAACGACACGATCCCTCTGACGAGTGCGGTGGGGTTCCCGAACCCTGTGGCACCCGACACGACGGTCCCGCTCAGCATTCAGCCGCCCGGCGAAAAGATCGACTACGCCGCCGACGTGCGATGCACCTACACGGCGCGGCCTGCAACGACCAACAACCTAACGGGTGTCAACGGCTACCCGGCAGGAACTTTGGTTGCCGGTTCGCGTGTGTTCTTGCCCGACTACGAACTCGGCGCCGATCTGCTCGCCTCCAAGTTCGCCCAAGCCCTGCGCGCCGCGCTGGCTGTGCTGTAAAGAACATGGAAGACGCAGCTTGCCGACCTTTGTTTTGTGTGCCCACCGCTAGACCAACCCCAAGGAGATAGACGATGTTCTTCCGCAAGAATCACCGATACATGAAGCCCGCAGATGACGGTACGGGCGGCGGCGGCGGCAGCGAAGACCGCGGCGACAACTGGACGCCGACCGACGACGAGAGCGTGGTGGAAAAGCGCCTCGACCCGGTGGAGAAGGTCGAGACCGCCAAGATCGAAGACCTGCCGGATGTCGAGAAGAAGGGCCTCAAGGCCGACGTGGTCGTGGACGAAGATGCCACGGCCGCAGCTGCAGCTGAAGCCGCCAAGAGCAAGAAGGACGGCCCGATCCCGCTGGCGCGCCACAAGGAGATGCTCGACCGCGAGCGCGAGCGCCGCACGGCTGTCGAAACCGAGCTGGCCCAGTACAAGCAGGGCAAGCAGATCACCGAGGTGAACGCCGAGATCACCGAGGCCGAGAAGACCCTGCTCACGCTCGAAGAGCAGTACGCCAAGCAGATCACCGACGGCGAAGCCGCCAAGGCCGCTGCCACGATGGCCACGATCCGCCGCACCGAGCGCGGCATCAACGAGAAGAACGCGCAGATGCGCGAAGCGGCCGCGGAAGCGCGCGCCGTCGAGACCGTGCGCTTCGACACCACGGTCGATCGCCTGGAAGCCCAGTACCCTGCGCTGCAGCCCGGCCACGTCGACTTCGACAAGGAAAAGGTCGCCGAAGTGCTGGAGCTGAAAGAGGCGTACCAGCTCAAGGGCTACACCCCGAGCGCCGCGCTGCAGAAGGCCGTCGGCTACGTGATGCCGCCGGAGACGAAGGCGCAGGAGAAGGCCCTCGAAACCGAGGCTCGAGTTGACCCCAAGGCCGTCGAAGCTGCCCGCAAAGCGGCCGCGGTGGCGAAGACCGCCGAGACCATCGGCAAGACACCCGCGAACGTGGCCAAGACCGGCATGGACAGCGACAAGTCGGGCGGCGGTGCCATCACGGCCAAAGACGCCATGAAGATGAGCCACAAGGCCTTCAGCGAGCTGAACGAAGCCTCGCTGGCCGTCATGCGCGGAGACCTGGTATGAAGGCCCGCATCAGCTTCCCCATCGTCGTGATGGGGCCGATCTACAACGGCACGACCGAGCACCCGGCGCTGATCACGCGCCTGATGGGCGACCGTGACGCCGACACCGTCGATGGCCCGGTCGTGGTCAACGCGGTGCTGTTCCCCGACGGGGGCGGCGACCCGCAGACGCAGACCGCCGTGCACCTGTACGACACCCGTGACCTGGCCGTAGCGGCAGGCACGAAACACCGCGTCGCCTACTGGGCGGCGAATTCCTGAAACCACTGGAGAACGAGATGATTCTGAACTTTGGACACGCCATCGCGCTGCTCAAGGCAGGCGAGAAAGTCGCCCGCAGCGGCTGGAACGGGAAGGGCATGTGGCTCAAGCTGCAGGTGCCCGACGCCAACAGCAAGATGACCCTGCCGTACATCTACATGAAGACGGCAGACGGGCAGCAAGTGCCCTGGCTGGCCAGCCAGACCGACGTGCTCGCCGACGACTGGACGGTCGTCGACTAGAAAGTTTCAACTTTCTAAGAAGAGCCGCACACGCGGCTCTTTTTTCGAGTACAGTTCGATCCAACGTAGATCGGGTCTCAACGACAGCAGACCCACCCGCAGGCACGAAGCGACATTCGGCGAAGCACTTGGTTCTTAATCGAACTTCGATCTAACTTCGACCGTATGAAAGGGACGCCATGTCTCTCACGAACTTCGGCTTGCTCACGAACGAGCAAAAGACCATCTGGGCGATGGACCTGTGGAAGAACGCACGCAACATGTCGTTCGTCAACAAGTTCCTGGGCACCGGCCCGAACTCGCTGATCCAGCACATCACCGAACTCAAGCAGTCGGAAAAGGGCGCACGCGCAGTCATCACGCTGCTGGCCGACCTGACCGGTGACGGCGTCGCGGGTGACCGCACGCTGGAGAACAACGAAGAAGGCATGCAAACCTTCGACCAGGTGATCCGCATCGACCAGCTGCGTCACGCGAACCGCCACGAAGGCCGCATGGCCGACCAAAAGTCGATCGTCGAGTTCCGCGGCAACAGCCGTGACTTGCTCGCCTACTGGCTGTCGGACCGCATCGACCAGATGGCGTTCCTGACCTTGGCCGGCATCAGCTACTCGCTGAAGCCGAACGGCTCGCTGCGCGTCGGCTCCGACCTGCAGTACCTGGAGTTCGCTCAGGACGTGACCGCCCCGTCGGCCAAGCGCCGGCTGCGTTGGGACGGCACCTCGGCCACCAAGACGCTGATCGCCAGTGCGGCTTCGAGCGCCGTGGCCGCGACCGACCTGCCGACCTGGGAAATGTTCGTGCAGCTCAAGGCCTACGCCAAAGACCGCTACATCCGCGGCATCAAGGAAGCCGGCGGCGAAGAGACCTACCACGCGTTCCTGACCCCGACCGCGATGGCCAAGCTGAAGATGGACAACAACTACATGTTGAACCTGCGCCACAGCGGCCAGGCCGACAAGAACAACAACCTGTTCACCGGCTCCAGCGTCAAGATCGACGGCATCTACCTGCACGAGTTCCGCCACGTGCCGAACACCTCGGGCGCCTCGTCGGGCTCGAAGTACGGCGCCGGCGGCACGGTGGAAGGTTCGCAGGTTCTGTTCTGCGGCGCCCAAGCGCTCGGCATGGCCGACATCAAGTCGCCCGAGTGGAACGAGAAGGACTTCGACTTCGGCAACTCGCAGGGCATCGCCATCGGCAAGATCCTCGGTTTCAAGAAGCCGGTCTTCAACTCGATCTACGAAGCGAACACGGCCGAAGACTTCGGCGTGGTCTCGACGTACGTGGCCAACTAAGGAGCCCTGAACATGTCCGCTCTCAAAGCAACTCGCGGCGCCCAGTGGCCGCTCATGGCCGAGTTCACGTTCGACGTGAGCACGGCGGTCGCAGACACGATGCCGACGACCGTCGGTAACGTGATCGCCGGCGCCGCGCCGGCCTACAACGCAACCGGTGTCGCCATCGGCGGCGTCGCCACCAACGTCTTCGAGATCGCCGGCTTGCCGGTCGGTGCCGTGGTCGTCGGCGGTGATGTGGCCGTCGAGACCGCCGTGGTCGGCCCGACCGCTTCGACCATCTCGGTCGGCGACGCAGCCAACGCCACGCGCTACCTCGGCGCCACGTCGATGCTGGCCGCTGGCCGCACCGCGCTGGTCCCGACCGGCTTCCGCGCCGGCTCGACCTCGGGCAAGAACATCCGCATCACGGTGGCCAACACCGTGGCGGCTGCGACGGCCGGCAAAGTCACCGTGCGGGTGCTCTACACCATCGGTGGTCGCGTCAGCGAAGTCCAGGCCGCGGTCTGAGCCTGACCTGAAAACGGGGCTTCGGCCCCGTTCCTTCATCTTTCGGAGAACACATGAAATTCACCATGAGTCGTGACCGCACGGTCGTGTCCAAGTTCGGCCGAGCCATCGAGTTCGAGAAGGGCGTCGCCACCCACGTGCCCGAGATGTGCTACGAGGAAGTCATGGCCGCCGGCGGCGTGCCGGAAGACGATCTGCCCGAGCCCGAGATCACCGACACCACGCCTCAAGGCGTCGCCCGTACGGAAGCCATCGTGGCCGCCATCAAGGCGATGGTGCTGCGCGGCGCACGCGAAGACTTCACCGCCGCCGGCGCGCCGCACGCAGCCGCGCTGTCGGCCATGGCCGGCTTCCCGGTCGACGCCAAAGAGCGCGACGCGGCCTGGGCGCTGGCTCAGACCGAAGCCGAGTGAATCCCGTGGAGACACGCCCCGGCACGTTGGAAGAAGTTCGTTTCCGCCACGGCGTGAAGTTTGACGGCACCGTCAACCTTGGCCACATCATCACGCTGATCGCCTGTCTGGGTGCAGGCCTCACGGCCTGGAACGCCATGGACAAGCGGGTGGCTTCGCTCGAAGACGCTCGCAAGGTTCAGGTCGAGCGCGACGCGCAGCAGGACTCGGTGCTGCGTGACCACATCAGCGGCATCAACTCGCTGCTGAACAAGATCGACCTGCGGGTCGAGCGCATCGGCGACCGACTGATCGAACAACGGACCACAAAATGAACGCCACCCTCAAGATGCTCTTCACGCGCTACAGCACCTACGTGGTGTTCTTCGCGTCCGGCGCGGCCGCGTACTGGCTGCAGCTGCCGATCGCCGACCAGCAGGCCGTGCTCGAAGCCTACCCGCTGCTCAAGATCGCCGGCCCGGCCATCGGCTTCCTGACCTTCATGGTCGCCCGCGGCTTGCCCCAAGGTCCGAAAGAGTAAGCGACATGATCACCGTCGCCACTTTGATCGCGGCGGGAATCAATCCGACGCAAGCCCGGCTCTTCGCAGAGCCGCTGGCGAAGGTGTGTGCCCTCTACGAGATCAACACGCCGCTGCGGGTCGCCCACTTCGTTGGGCAGTGCGGCCACGAGTCGGGCGGTTTCGCGCGCCTGGAAGAGTCGCTCTGGTACAGCCGGCCTGAAGGCATCCGCGCCAACTGGCCTACGCGCGTGATCAACCTGGCCATGGCGCAGAGCCTGGTCGGCAAGCCGCAAGCCCTGGCCAACACGGTCTACGCAAACCGCTTCGGCAACGGCGACACCATGAGCGGCGACGGTTGGAAGTACCGCGGCCGCGGCCTGATTCAGCTCACGTTCCGCGACAACTACGCACGCTGCGGCACCGACTGCGGCCTGCCGTACGCCGAGCAGCCCGAGCTGGTGGCGCTGCCCGGTGACGCCTGCATCACGGCCGGCTGGTACTGGAAAGACAAGCACATCAACTCGCTGGCCGACACCGGCAGCGTCGAGTCGGTCACGCGGGCCATCAACTCGAAGCTGCTGGGCATCGACGACCGCAAGCGGCGCACCGCCATGGCGCTGGAGGCTTTCTCGTGAACCTCACGCTCTGGTGGGTCAAGCCCTTGATCTACGCGCTCGTCGTTGCCGGCGCGCTCGGAGCGTTTGCTGCGTTCGTCAAGCACGAGCGCGACATCGGCGCGGCCAAGGCCACAGCCGAGCTGCAACGCGGCTACGACGAGGGCATGGCCGAAGCGAAGAAGCTGGCCGACGCCGAGTTCGCCAAGAAAATTGCCGCCACGGAGAAGTCCCATGTTGAAGACATTGCCCGCACAGAAGCTCAACATGCTGCTGAGCTTGACGCTCGCAGCGAGCTTGATCGGCTGCGCACACGACTGCAAAGTCCTCGTGCCCCAGCCCCCCGCACGCAACCCCAAGCCGGACCCGTCATTGATGCTCGCCCCGACGATCGTCAACTACTCGGCGCGTGCGCAGAGCGATATGAAAGCGTGGCGGGAGATGCAGGACGCCTCGCCAACCAAGTGATTGGCTTGCAGGGGTACGTGCGAGCTTCGTGCCTGCAGCCCGACCAGATCGAGAGCGGTGTTCCTCTGGCGGCTGAGGGCTCTCGTGCGGGGATCATCGACCTCGTTTCCCAAACCGCCACGGGGCCTCGCATCGCAAACTCCGGCGGGGTGGCCCCACCATGAACTCCAGCGAATTGCTCGCCGTCTTCCGCAGCGAGATGAGCGACACCGTAGCGCCGTTCCTGTGGAGCGACGAGGAAGTCTTCGGCTTCCAGGACGACGCGCAGCAACAGTTCTGCCGCAAGACGAACGGCATCATCGACGCGCGCACCGCGGTGGTGACTCAGCTCGCCATCGTGCCCGGCACCGACTGGTACACGACTCATGCGTCGATCCTGAACATCCGCAAGGCCACGCGCGCCGACACTGGCCGCGAAGTCGAGCTGCTCACCGCTGAGCAGGCCGACAGGCGCGGGCTGTACTTTCTGGCCACGCAGCTCGGCCTGGTCAAGCACGTGGTGCTGGGGCTCGAGCCCCACGCCGTGCGCATCCACCCGATGCCCAACGAGACCGTGACGCTGAACCTGTCGGTCTGCCGCCTGCCGCTGCTGCCGATCACGGATGCGGGCGAGCAGGCCTTCGAGATCGACGCGATGCATCACCTCGGCCTGCTGCTGTGGATGAAGCACCGCGCCTACGACAAGCAAGACGCCGAGACCTTCGACCGTCGCAAGTCCGACGACTTCGCGGCACGGTTCGTAGCGTACTGCGACAGAGCCAAGCTCGAACAGGAACGTGCGCGTCGCGCTCGCGGCGTTACCGCGTACGGCGGGCTCTAACTTAGGTCGAAGGAAGAACTAAATGACTGTCCAATTCTCGGCCGCCGTCCGCAACGGCATGCTCGATTCCATCGAGACCACCATGGGCGCCTCGGCCAAGCTCCGCATCCTGAGCGGTGCGCCGCCGGCCAACTGCGCCACGGCGCAGACCGGCACGCTGCTGGTCGAGTACACCTTGGCCGCCGACTGGGCCGCAGCCGCGTCCGCAGGAGCAAAGGCGCTGAGTTCTCTGCCGCTCAGCTCGACCGGGCTTGCGGCCGGCACAGCGGGCTACTACCGCTTCGTCGACAGCGCTGGCACCACGTGCCACGAGCAGGGCACCGTGGGCACGACGGGCACCGACATGATCATCGACAACGCGGTGATCGCCCTGTCGCAGACCGTGCAGGTCACGGCCTTCAGCAAGACCGCACCGGGAGCCTGATATGGCGCTGCAGTTCTCCGTCGCTGTCCGAAACGCCCGCCTCGACGCCACCGAGTCGGCCGTTGGCGTCACGCCGATCATGCGCATCCGCACCGGCGCCGCGCCGGCCAACTGCGCCGCGGCCGATACAGGCACCGTGCTCGCCACGCTGACCCTGCCGTCGGACTGGCTGGCTGCAGCCTCGGGCGGTACGAAAACACTCGCAGGCACCTGGACCGACCCATCTGCCGACGCCGCCGGCACCGCCGCGCACTTCCGCATCTACGACTCGGCCGGCACCACGTGTCACTGGCAGGGCACGGTCGGCACGACCGGCACCGACATGATCGTCGACAACGCCGTGTTTGCCGTCGCTCAGATCTTTAACGTGACCGCGCTGACGCTGACGGAAGGGAACGCGTAATGGCCATCATCACGCTCGACGGTCTGATCGCGGCGCCCAGCCAACGCGTGCAGATCATCAAGACCGCGAGCGTGACGGCTGTTGCCCTGGCGGTCACGCAGGTGCTGCAAGCCGCTGGCAACCCCGGCGCGGGTGTGCTCGCCGGCACGAACACGGCCAACGGTCTCGTACCCACGGACGCGGACGCCGGCTTCCCAGTCATCAACGCCTTCGGCGGCGCCGCTACCGGCTACATCGCCGGCATCTCTTTTGGATCCACGGTGGCGTGTCGCATCGCGCTCTTCGACTGCCTGTTCAAAGCCGGGGCTTACGCCTTCAACGCCGCGACCACGCTCGCCACGCAGCCGAGCTACAGCACGCGTGTGATCGGCGGCACTGACTTCACGAACACGGAAATCTGGATCGAAGCCGTCACGGCGTTCACGGGCAATCAGTCCATCGCCGTCACGTACACGAACCAGAGCGGCGTCGCGGCGCGCACCACGGGCGTGATCGCCACCGGCGTCGCGCCCATCGTCGGCCGCATGCTGCAGCTGCCGCTGCAGGCCGGCGACACGGGCGTGCAGAAGATCGAGTCGGTGACCAGCACGGTCGCGACGGTCGGCACGTTCAACGTGCTGGTGCTGCGCCGCTTGTGGAGCGGCCGCGTGCCCATCGCGAACTTCGGCGACACGCACGACTTCCTGAAGACCGGCATGCCGGAAATCTATACCAGCAGCGCCCTGATGGCGCTCGTGCAGCCGGACGCCGCGGCGACAGGCATCTTCGAGCTGGTGTGCGAAGTCGTTAACGGGTAGCGCGCGTGGGCAAAGCGTTCCGGCGCCGCGGTCTCCAGACGACCGAGATCGTCAGGTCGAGCCGCGGCTCGGCAGCGAGTGTGATCGCGGGTGCGGAGTTCTGGCCAGCCGCAACGACACCAACCCGCATCGGCACGCTCAACGTCGCGCTCGCAGGCGCGACGGTAGCGGCGACCGGCGCGCTCAACATCAAGGGCACCGTCACCGCTACGCTGGCTGGCGCGACGGTAGCGGCGACCGGAACGCTCCCGCTGACGCCGATCTCCGGCACGGTGACCGCCACGCTGGCCGATGCCACCCTGAGCGCGAAAGCGATCCACCAGAGCGTCAGCCCGACCACTGCCATCATCTCTGAGAACACCCAGGGCGGCTACATCGGCGGCTTCGTCGGCGTCATCGACACGACGGCCTTCAGCAGCAGCCCGACGACGAACTTCGGCGCGAACTTTGAGCTGTACTTCTCGAACGACTCAGTCGCGGGCTACTTCGGGAATTACTTCCTCCGTTTCGCCGGCCTCAGCAACCTGCCTGTCGGCCGGGATGTTGTCACGACCGAACTGCGCCTGACCGGATACACCAACGACACGGCGGGCACCCAACGCGTGTCGGCCTATCGTCTGCTGCGTAACTGGACTCAGGGCGGACTGACCTGGGACACCTACGACGGCACGAACGCCTGGACGACGCCGGGAGCGCTCGGCTCCGGCGACATCGACCCCGAGCCCGTGTTCGTCGCCGACATCCCGCACTTGGCCTTCGGAGTCGAGTGGTTGCTCGGCAACTCGAACCTGAACAAGACGGTCGAAGGCTGGATCAACGGCACGTTCGCCAACTACGGCTTGATGCTGCGTGTTGAGAACGACACGCCCGGCGACCGCGCAATCTTTGCAGTTGAGGGCGCCCCCGGCAACGGCTACGGCCCGGCCCTGGTTGTCACGTACCAGACGCCATTTGCCGGCTCAGCATCGGCCAGCGGCACGCTGAGCGCAACGCTGGCCGACGCGACGGTGACGAGCGCTGCAAAGCTCAACATCGCCGCAACAGTTGCGAGCACGCTGGCTGGTGCGACAGTCGCGAGCACGGGCGCCTTGATCGGCAAGCTCAATGCTGCCCAGACGCTGCCGGCGTTTGGTCAAACCGCCACGGCCAGCGCGGCGGCCGCACCCGCGGCGATCACCGCCGCGCAGACCCTGCCGGCCTTCAGTCAGGCTGCTACGGTCGTCTCGCGCGCGGGGTTGACCGCGGCACAGACACTGCCGACCTTCAGCCAAACCGCTACGGCCGCCGCCATCGCTTCGCTCAACGCCGCGCAGACATTGCCGGCGTTCGGACAGACAGCCAACGCCGCCCTGATCGCGGCGGGCAGCGCTGTGATCAATGCCGCGCAGACGCTGCCGGCGTTCAGTCAGACCGCCACCGCGACGGTCAGGGTCACGGTGACCGGCGCACAAACACTGCCGGCTTTTGGTCAGACTGCCACAGCGGCGGCGCGTGTGGCCGCCACGGCCGCGCAGACCCTGCCAGCATTCGGCCAGACAGCCACGGCTACTGTGCCCGCCGTGGCTGCGCGTGTCGCCACGGCCAGCCAGACGCTGCCCGCATTTGGCCAAACTGCTTCGGCTGTCTCGAAGATCGTCCTGAGCGCCGTGCAGGCGATGCCGGCGTTCACACAATTCGCGTCGATGCAAAACGGCGCGGCGCTGTTCTTCGTCGCCAACGAGCGCACCTACACGCTCGGCGCCGAGCAGCGCACGTATGCCCCCAGCGCCGAGAGTCGACGCACGACGCTCAGCGCCGAGCAGCGCTCGTTCGCACCTGACGCTGAGAGCCGGCGCGCGATGCCTAACGCCGAAGACCGGCGTCATCTCACGCCGGCCGTCAACCACACCAACTTCGTGAACTAGGAACCACCATGGCCACCACCGAGACTTATGTCGTCAGCGCCGGCAAGGCGAAGATCAAGAAAGACCCGAACGCGACGCTCGACTACTCGTTCAACTGGGCTCCCTGGCTTGCGATCGTGACCGACACCATCGCTTCGGTCACCTGGGTCAAGAGCGTAGGGCTCACGATCGTGTCGCAGTCGTTCACCGGCACGTCGGCCACGGCGTTCATCTCCGGGGGCGTGCTTGGCGCGTTGGAGTCGTTGACCTGCCGCATCACCACGGCCGGCGGGCGCACCGAAGACCGCACGATCTTCCTGCAGATCGTCGAGCGGTAATCGAAGTTCGATCTAACATAGAATCGACGAATGTCGACCAGCCCCAAAACGGTAACCATCGGGACGTTCGCGCCCGGCATGGACAACCGTCGGCCGGACTTCTCGCTGCGCACGAAGGAGGGCTACCTTCAACGTGACGCGGTGAACATCGACCTGACCGCCAGCGGCAGCATCAAGCGCCGCCGGGGGTACACGCTCAAGGTGGCCGGGATCGACAGCCGGTCAATCTGGTCTGACGGTGACGATGCGTTCTACGTCGAGGGCGAGAACCTCTACAGCCTGGCGAAGCCGGCCGGCGTGCTCACCTCGACGCTCGTGACGACCGGGCTGAGTTCTGGGCAACCGGTGTCGTTCTGGACCGCCCCGAACGGCGGCGTCTACTGGTCCGACGGGCGCCGTCTCGAACAGATCATCAGCGGGGCATCGAAGCCGCTGGTGCCTACGCTCGCCACCGTGCCGGGGCTCGACACCGGAGCCGCCGGGCTGCTGCCCGCAGGCAACTACCTCGTCTGCTTTACCAGCCTCGACGCAGCAGGGCACGAGTCCGCCGCGAGTCACCCGGCCGCGTTCACGCTGCCTGCAAACGGCGGCATCGCTTTCCCGTACCTGGACTTGCTCAGCACGGGCGTCAGGATCAACGTCTACATGAGCACGGTCGGCGGCGAGACCATGTACCGCGCGGCGCAGATCACCGGGCCTGGCGCTATCACCGTCGTCAGCCCGCCGACGGGGCCGCAGTGCCAGACCGTCGGTCTGCAGCCCATGCCGGCCGGGCAGATCGTGCGCAGCTTCGGCGGCCGTCTGCTCGTCGCCAACGGCTCGACGCTGTTCTACAGCGAGCCCTTCATGCCAGGACTCTACAACCCGACGAGCGGGTTCATTCAGTTCCCCGAGCCCGTCACGATCCTCGAAGTCATGACGGGCGCGAGCCCGGCGGACAACGGCCTGTTCCTCGCGGCCGACCAGACCTACTGGCTCGATGCCGCGTTCCCCGACTGCGCGTTGCGTGCTGTGCTGCCGTACGGCGCCATCGCTGGCTCGAATGTGAGCCGCCCCGACATCGCCCTCGTCAACTGGATGAGTGTGCGGGGGCTGGTCGAAGGCAACTCCGGCGGGGCCGTGAAGAACCTCCAAGAAGAGCACGTCGCCATCACACCGTCAGCCACCGCCGCGAGTCTTCTGCGCGATGCCAACGGCGTCAAGCAGGCCATCGTCAGCTTGTTCGGTTCGCGGCCCTTGTCGCTCGCCAACGCCAGCTCCTATATGGAAGCCGAGATCGTCCACCGAGGAACCCCATGAACTACTCCGAACGCATGAAGCCCGGCTTCAAATACCTTGTCCAGCACCTTCGCGCCGGCATCATCCTGAGCGAAGAACTGACCGACAACCTGGTCCCGCTCGAAGGCGAGAACTACATCCTCAACGCCTCGTTCCGCGGCGCGGCGCAGAGCAGCACCTGGTACATCGGGCTGTACTCGGGCGACTACACGCCGACCCAGTCGATCACCGCAGCCACGCTCAACGCAGTCGCGACCGAACTGATCTACTACGATGCCGCGACGCGCGTGGCGTTCAGCAACACAGCTGCAACCACCGGCACGCTCAGCAACGTCGCCACACCGGCCGAGTTCGTTTCGACTATCGACTCGATCGTGTACGGCGGGTTCATCTCCAGCTCGGCGGCCAAGGGCAGCGGCTCCGGTCTGCTGGGCTCCGTCGTTCGCTTCGCCTCACCGAAACCTTTCCACATCGGCGACGTGCTCCGCGTACTCGCCGGAGTCTCGCTCGCTTCGGCCTGAAATCGAAGCGCGATCTAAGTTAGACAACAAGGAACCACCATGGCACTGAAAGCATCCACCGGCGTGCGCAACGGCATTCTGTCGACCGGCTCGCTCAACTCGCTGCTGACCCTCGGCAAGCTCTACCTCTACTCCGGCACGCCGCCGGTCGACGCAGACGCTGCGCTCGGCGCGGCCACGCTACTGAGCACGATCTCGAACGCCAGCGGCGCGACCGGCCTCACGTTCTCGACGCCCGCCGTCGCTGGCGTACTGTCGAAAACGCCCGGCGAGGTGTGGAGCGGGGTGAACGCCGCGAACGGCACCGCGACATTCTTCCGTTGGAAGATGACTGGTGACACCGACGCGCTGAGCACCACGGCGCTGCGGCTGCAGGGCTCGATCGCCACCGTCGGCGGCGACTTGAACCTGACCTCCGCTGCCCTCGTCGCAGCCGTGACGCAAGTCATCGACTTCTTCCAGATCGGCCAGCCGACGGCGTAACCATGACGACCCTCGCTCGTCACAACGCGCTCAACAAGCGCAGCTTGGTCGGGCAAGGCTCAAGCGTCACGACAACCCCCGGCGTGCCCGGCACGCCGGGGTTCCCCGGCTCCCCAGCCGTGCCCGCGTACACGAGCGCGGTCACGACCAACGTCTGCGGTTTCTCGTACCCGTCGGCCACGCTTGCCGTCACATCAGGCAACGGGAGCGACGCAGGCTCGACCACGTTCCTCCCAAGCGTGCCGGTCTACTCTTGCGCCGACGTTACGACGCTCGTCTACCACGCCGCCGTGCCGGCAGTACCGCCGACGCCGGGTACGCCGGGCACGCTCGGCGGGACGACGACGGTCGTCGACACCCCGACAGTGAACAACTTCGGGTGGGCCGCACACGCCATCTCCGTAGCCGGGTTTCTCACGGGCGAGATGAGTTTTTCCTTCGACCCGTCCCCCCTCGGGATCGTCTGCGGCGTCCCTGACTGGTTTGCGCCAGGCGGGGGCGGCAGTGGCGGCGACCCGCTGTCCGACCCGAGCACGATCACGTGGGGCTGGTACGTGCACGGGAGCACCGCGCAGGTCTGGGAAAACGGTCAGATCATGTACACGCTTCCGGCGTACCTCTCGGCGGTCGGCATGCGCCTCGGTATCGAGGTCGTCGGGAGCCAGCCGGTGTACTGGGTCGCCGCATCTGGCGACGCGTACCCGCGCTACAACGTCTACCTGTCCACGCGCCGGCGTGCCGGCCCGATTCGACAGCTCTACATCCGCGCCCACCTGTACGCGTCGACCGACGTTGTGCACACGCCGATCATCAGCCTGTTTGATGCGGCAGGGACTGTCGCGGTCGCCGGCCCCGACTACGTGATGGGTTCGAGCCAGAGCGCGCTGATGCCGCTCTTCGTGGCGGGCGGCAACTTCGCCGTCAACACGACCATGCCGCTGCAGCCGTTCTCGGTGACAGCCGGCAAGACCTCAGCGGTTGCGGCCCTGAGCCTCTCGCGGCTGTTCGTTGTTGGGGCCGGCGCGGGCAGCGCAGGGCACCCTGTGGCGCTACCAGTGCCGACGTACAGCGCCGGCAACGTCATGCTCTACGCTTTCCAGGCCATCGGGCTCGGAAGCTCGGCGCAGTCGGGGCAGGGCGACGCGGGTCTGGGCCTGCTCCCGTTCGCGGTGTTTGGTGGGCGTGAGTATGCCGCCGCCGACCTGCAGCTGCCGGTGTTCCGGGCCTCGGCGGGCGGCATTAACTTCTCCGACATCATCGCCGACGCGGGTGGGGTCTCGCCCGGCGGCACACCGCTGAGCGGCGTCACCCGCACCACGACCCTGGGCGCGGTGCTGGGGGTCTTCCCGACCGTGAGCGCCGCCACGTTCATCGTCGTCTACATGGACAGTGCGGGCACGGTCACCTCGTTCGGGTCGGTGACGCCGGTGATTGACGCCGCAGCTCTCTCGTCCATCGACGCCAGCTCTAGCTTGACGAGCACGTCGGTGTTGAACGCCGTAATGAACTCCGTGATCGGCGCCACGTCAATCGACAGCCAGTCGCGCGCTGCCGGCCAGGTCTGGGTCGTGAACGTCGAGACCGGCGCAAGCGCGCGCTACGAGAACTTCAACTTCAACAGCTACGCGAAGATCGGCGGCACCTACTACGGCGTGCGCAGCGACGGCATCTACGAACTCGACGGCGACACTGATGCCGGCACCCCGATCACCGCCAACGTGAACATGGGCCGGATGGACTTCGGCTCGAAGATGCTCAAGCGCCTTGAGTCCGCGTACATGAGCGTGAGCAGCTACGGCACGATGCAGCTGCGCGTCACCGACGACAAGGGCAACGCCTACACCTACGACGCGCGGCGCAGCGACACCGCGATGCAGCAGCAGCGCATCGACGTGGGCCGCGGGCTCAAGGCGAACTACATGCAGTTCGAGATCATCAACGACGCTGGCGCCGACTTCGAGTTGGCCGGCGCCGAGCTGATGTCGGTGGACTCGTCGCGGCGGATCAAGTGAGCCGCTTCGGCCCCAAGGAGTTCGGCGGCACGTCGCCCGAGGGCCTGGCCAACATGCGGGCGCTGGAGAAGCTCGACATGCCGTTCGCGCAGGCGATCACGCCGAACACCGAGGCGCGCAAGAGCGATGCCTTCTCGTCGGTGCGGCAGTGGGGCGGCTCGGAAGTAGTCACCGATCAGTTTTTGCTGCGGGGCTATGCCGGCCCGTACCCCGGCGTCCTCTACGGGGGCTCCTACGGCCGCACGGCATACGCCGCGGCCAAGATGACCAGCCAGTTCAAGAAGACCCGATTCAACGTCGGCGTCGCCGACGACCCTGCTTGGCCTTTCCCCTCGGAGACGGCGTTGGCCGGCGGGTTCACGTCGGGGTCGAATGGCGGACTGTTGGTGACGACGCAGTGGTACCCAAGCAGCTGGATCGCGTACGCCTCATCGAAGAACTTCGCGTTTCCGACCTACGAGCAGTACCTACAGACGCCGCAGCCGGACGGGCTATTCTCGCCCCCGCAGGACACCCGCGTCATTCGCACTCTGGTCGGGGGGAAGAGCCAGCAGCGAAACATCGTATGGGCGCTGTTCCTCGCGGGCAGCAATCGCTCGCTGCCAGAGAGCCAGGTGCGGCTCGACGACGCCACCGCCAAAGCGCGCGGCGTACGCTGGCTCCAAGCCACGATCCCCGCGTTCACCACGTACAACTACGACGTGGGGGCGATCCAAATTCTCCGCCCCGACACGTACCTGGTCGTGGTCACTGCGGCCGCGTACGGCGCCTACCTGACGAACCCGACCAGCTACCCACACGTCAACCTGCCGCTGCCGCGTTTCCTACTCTCGACAGACAGCGGCGAGACGTACACCGAGATCGACCTGTCGTACCTGTTCGCTGGGTGCTCGAACGCGTGGGCCTGTCCCGCCAGCCCGCCGACGGCGACCCCGCCGTGGAACTTCAACCGGCACATGACCGGTGGCACGCTCAGCGTGCGCTGGTTCCGCAACATGTACTTCGTCTCCTTCGTCATCCTGAAGGATCAAGCCGGGTCGCCGAACAACATCCTTGAGCATCGGCTGTTCGCAGGCCCGAACCTGTACGCGCTGACCCGCATCCCCTCGCCGCCGAACTACAACGTGGGCGAGTTGTTCCCTGACGGCATCACCTCGGGGGCATCATGGGTCTACCCCAACGACCTGATCATCGACGCCAAGAACGGGCGCATCGGTTTGTGCGTGAGTAGCACCGCTTCCTCAGCGACAAACAACAAGTTCTTCGCGACCAGCGACATGGGGGCGACGTGGAGTTCGCACTACATGCCGTGGCCAGCGCACATGTACGGCTTCCCCGAACAGACGACCTACGGGAACCTGCAGGTCATTGTGGCTGAGGGGCCTCTGTATGGTCCTTCGTTCAACGACATCGCTCTGTATGAGTCGAAAGACTTCGGCTCCACCTGGACGCGCCGGGCCACGCTGATCAAGCACGTCAAGAAAGAATCGTGGAACCAGTACAGGCGCGACTTCCTGTACGCGGTCAGCTATCAGCACAACGGCGGGCACCCCGGACAGAACGTCGAGTCGTACCGCTTCGATCACCGTGTAGCGGTGCCGACTTTCAAGATCAACCCATAGGAGCCGACCATGGCCACTGCACCTTTTTCTGGCGGCGCCCCCGCAGTCGTCTCGGATGTCTTTACGAGGGTCGACGAGCTGGCGACTAAGCTGCGCACCGACGCCAAGACCTACATCGACGCGGCCAAGGCCGAGGTCGACACGCTGCTGTCGGCGCCCATCGACCCGCCACCCAAAGTGCCCAACCCTGGCGTGCTCAACCTGCCGGCCGGTATCGACGCGCTCAACCTCGACGGGCAGGCGGCCATCAACTCCAACCTGACCCTCTACCTCGAAGGGCGCATCGACGCCTACACGACCGACTACTTCAACCGCGTCTTCCCGCTCGACGACAACCTCGTGCCAGCGCAGGCATGGGTGGCGCGGGTGCTGAGCGGCGTGTCCGTGCTCGACGAGACGGTCGAAGAACGCATCTGGTCTCGCGAACGCGACCGTGCGCAGCGCGACGCGGCGCGGGCCACGACCGAGGCGCTCAGCTTGTGGGCCTCGCGGGGCTACGCACTGCCGCCCGGTGCGGCCATCGGCGGCGTGCTGGCGGCGCAGCGCACGGCCATGGAGCAGGCGGCGGTGTCGTCGCGCGAGATCGCGATCAAGAAGTTCGACGTGGAGGTCGAGCAGGTCAAGCGGGCGATCGACCTGGCCCTGCAGATGCGCGTCGAGACCATCAGGAACATGGCCGAGTACATCAAGAACGCGGCGCTGCGCAACGCGGTGCCGATCCAGCTCAAGCAGGCGCAGGCGGACCTGAACGCGAAGATGATGGGCACGGCCACCGAGTTTTTCGGGCTGGAGAGCGGGCTCGAGAAGTACAAGGTCGAGATGCCCAAGGTCGTGTCGGACCACTACCGCGATTGGGCCAAGTTCGACTACACCGTGAAGCTCGACCGCGTGAAGTAGCGCACCGAGCTGGCCCTGCAGATGGCGCAGATGGCGGCGACCCAAGCGGCTGCAGCCCTCAACGGCCTCCACGCTTCGGCAGCTATCAGCGGCAGCGACTCGTCGAGCACCCAGTACGACGGCGGCTACGTCGGCGTCTAAGCTGGCAGATAATCGAACTTAGATCGAAGGAACACACCATGGCTACGCGAATCCCCAAAATCCCCGGCGGTCTGCCTGACGTGGTGGAGTGGTCGCCCGAGCCGATCAAGCCGCCCGCACCACTGCCGAACTCGCCGGAGTTCCACGGCAACGGGCGTTACGGCGCGCCGGCGAACCCCATCGAGACAGGCGGCATGCGCGCGACCCCAGTGGCGAATGCGCTGGCCGCTGAGGCGCGTGCGCCCAGCATGCTGGGCCGTGCCAGCGAAGGCCTCGGTCGTGCGGCGGGCAAGGCCTCGCGCTTCCTCGGCGCTGCGGCTCCGCTCGCTGCCGGCGCGGAAGTCGTGGGGCGTTTCAACGACTACAAGATCGACGACCCATCGGTTGACTCGTCGCTGCGCGGCACCGCGAAGGCCGTGATGTCGGGTGACTTCGCTGGCGCAGGCCGCAGCTTGAGCAAGGGCGCACTGGAGACCGGCATGGACCTTGGCTCTGCGGCGGCAAACGCGGCCGACCTGTTCGTGCCCGGCAAGGCTCCGGTGTCGACGAAGTACAACCAGATGCTGCGTGACCAGTTCGGCAGTCAGCTGGTGGAC